ACCAGCAATACCGGAATCATGCAAGACTTGACCAGCGTTCTCCGTGTAACGTTGACCTGCTTCTGTGCGAGGCGAATAGGTGGCGAATTTGGCTGCTTTCACGCCGGCTGGTTCGCCACGAACAAGACCAACCCAAGCTCCATACAAGCCAGCCGGGATCCCCGTAAGCATGGCTAGGCTTGCTTCGCCAGCCCCAAGTGCCTTTTCACCAATGGATTCACCTTCCCCAGGCTTTTTTGCTGGCTGCAAAACACCCTGCTTTGCCAAGTCGGATGTCATGACAGGAAGTCCAGGTTCTGCGGGCGCTGGACGCTCATATGCAGATGCGGGCATCATCCCCCGTCCGGCACCTGCTTGGGAGTCTCCTGATAGACCCAAGGCTTGTGCATATGGTGACAGCCGCTGTGACGACTGTTGGCCCTGAGTCTTCTCTGCCAAAATCCCTTGAAGATCGCTCTTCGCTGCAGGATCCTTGGCTGTGGCGATAGCTTGGCGAAGTTCTGCCAAGTCGCTTGGAGATCCATCCTGGGTGTCCGGCCGTTGCTGATCAGCCGTGACGATGCCAGACCCAGCAGGAGGCCCCTTCGGAGGCTTAATGCCGAGTGCGCTGGCGTAGGTTGACAGATCAGCCATCAGGGGCGTCCATTGGTTGCAAGCGAATCAATGGTGGTCAGCTTGTCAAACAAGGTCTTTGCACCCGACGATCCCTTGCCGCCAGCGCGCTTGATTGCCATGTCGATCTGGCCCTGATTCTTGTTGTCAACGGCGTTCTTGAACTGCAGCACGTCCGGGTCCATAGCTGAGCCCCACGCCTGATCGAACTCGCGTTTGCCGAAAATACCATTCTGCTTGATGGCCTTTTCCAGCCCCTGCTGGTACATCTGCACGCCAGTCAACAGGGCATCGTTCAGGCTCGCAATCTTCTTGATCGTGTTCTTGTCGTACTCAACCGTTCCGTTTGCGGCGTTCGTCTGCTCAAGACCCGCGTTAGTATGCGGTCCCATGGACTGCGAAAGCTGCTGATTCGCGCGAGCAAGCATCTTGCCGAGAGTGTTGTAATCGGTCGCGTCACCTGCCCCAAGGTTGTAGCCGGTAGCGCTCGCAACGCGGTTGATCAGGCCGCCGAGCTTGCCGGTCTGCACATCACCCTCTGCAATGCCGTAGATTTCCCGGTTCAATTGCCGGAGCTGAGGAGCAGATTGGACTTGGTTCAAAGCCTGCTGACGTTCCGATTGCAGCGCATCTCGCGTCTGCGGCGTTTCGTTCGGCGGCAGATTGACGGGGCCGGCAGGAGCCTGCTGAGCAGGGGCTGCGCCACCAGTCGTAGAGCCAGGAACCTGTCGCGTGCCAACGATTACACCTTGCGGAGAGCGCTGGACGACATAGCGATTCCCTTGAGCATCCGCCTGGATCTCTTCCTGTCCAGTCGGCGGCACTTGTGCTTGAACGCCAACACCCGGAACGGCTCCAACACCCCCCGCAAGTGGGTTCGTGTTGAACATCTGCGTCGATGTGCCATTGCTGAGCACCGGGCCACTAGGAGCGATGGACGCACCTTGCCCGGAAGCGTTCTGACCGCTCAAGATCATATTCTTGAGGGTCTGCTGAACTTGGCCGGGGTTGTGGATCGCCTGATACTTCAAGGTCGTGATGTTGACATCAGCAATCTTTGGGTCGATCCCTTGCGCAACCATTTGATCCCGTGCCATGTTCAGCTTGTCGAGCATGGAATCAGAATCAGCCTTCACGAAAGAAGGGTCGGCCACAAGTCCTGTTGCGATGTCCAGCGCCTTCTGCGATTGCTCACCTGTAAGTCGATACTTCGCAAGCTGAGAGGCAGTCTGTGCGCTTGACGTATGAGCCTGCTGTTGCTGAATCAGCGGATTTACATTGGCGGCATTCACTGTCGCGGCAGATTGAGCCGAAGATGAATCGGCTTGACGCTGAGCGACATCTGCATCGAACGTAGCGCGTGCCTTGTCGAGATTCAGTCTCTTCTGACCAAGATCCAGGAACCCGCTGATGAAGTTCGTGGGATTCGGCTGGACGCCTTGGAGAGGGATGCTCGCATCAGTAGCCATCAGCCACCCCCTCGAAGATCGCTTGGAAGCTCTCCGCCACGGTAGTCATAGGTGCTTCCAGACGGGTTTGAGTACGAGCCATAGCTGTTGGGAGATGTATAGCTCTGACCGCCACCATTGAGGTAATTCCAGCCCGCATAGTTTGACAGGCCATTGCTGACAGCGTTTCCGACACCGATGGTTCCAGCTGCGGAGGCATTCCCAGCGCCGATCATGGCGTTCGTTGCCTGACCGGTCAGTGCAGTGCCTGCGCCAGCCGTGATTTGGTTTGCGGTCTGCCCGAGGCCTGCAAGGTTCGACAGCCGGTTGTATGTGTTCGTCTGCTGTGCGGTGAAGTTGTTGAAGGCTTGCTGATAGGCATTTCCGGCGTAGCCTTGCGCATAGTCGTTGATGCCCTTCAGGGTGTTGCCGCTGAAGCCGCTTGCGTTACCTGCATTCTGTGCCGCGCCCAAGCCCTGCTGCAGCATGAAGTCATAGTTCGGGGCAAGACCATTCTTCAGGTCCTGAGCGTTGAACTGATGGTTCAGAGAACCATATCCCTCCGCGCCTGTATTCCCGCTCGTCCCAAGCAGGTCGCCAATCTGGTTGACCGCACCCTCTCCTTGCTTCCGCCAGGCGGCATTGTCTTGACGGATTTGAGAGTTCTGGTTATTTGCCGCATCGCGAGCGGAGTTCGCGGCATCGACTTGTTTATCAGACGCTTTATCGGCGGCGTATGCACCGACTACTGCGCTCCCTACGACTGCCGCTGCGACCATGTTTATTCCAACATCATTGAATAGAAGGTTTCGACCTTATCGAACCCTAGGACCTCGAAGAGGCGACTTGCATCAGCGTGATTTTTTGATCCAACAAACCAGCGCTGCACGCCTCTGCGCTTCAATTCTTCCTTAACGGCCTTGAACAATCGAGGCCCTCCCATGCGGCATCTTACTTCAGGATGCACATAGAAGATATCAGTGACGCACGTGAGACACGTTTTGTAGTGCAGCCCGGGATTGATGAATCCGACGTAGTAGCCGACCAATCTTCCTTCCTCGCGCATAGAAACCAAAAGGCATTGGCCTAAAGCATCTCTTTGAAGGTAAATGTCATACTGCGGATCGAGCGGAACACGATCCTTGTTTAGCGCCAATTCTTCATAGTGAAGCGGGAACAGCGGCTTCATCTCTGAAAGGTGTTCTGTCAGCGATTCAACATGGGTCGTCAGCATGGCATGCGGATGTCCACGATGAGATGAATTCTGTCACCGGCACTATTGTTGATGACCTCGTGCTCTACCGAGTTATCGAACCAGAAGATTTCACCCGGAGCCATGTAGACATTCTCATCTCCACATCTGAAAACAGAGCCCGGCGAGCTTTCTAGAACGATGTGAAATCGGTCGTAATAGGCCGCATGTGTGCCACCGTCGACATGCGGCTCAATCTTGCAGCCCGGCCGAAGCTTCGTGATCAAGCACCGCCCGAGCCTCTCACCCTGAACATACGCCATGAGGTTCATGACCATCTGCCGAGCCTCAGGAAGATATGCATATGCCGGGTAATCGATGGACTCATGCTCATCAACGACCTTCTCAACTTCTTCCTCAAGCCGATTGAACCGAAGCCAAATATCGCTTACTTGCTTGTGGGGGGTCTGCGGGTGTGTGGTGCGAAGCGTGTTCTGATCCCACAGCTCAGGTCGACGCTGCAAATTCAGCAAAAGGCGAGTTGTATCAATACCTTGGGCGATTCTTCGGAAGTTCTTCATTAGACAGCTATCCCATTCGAGACAAGGGCCGTTCGCAACTGGTTCACCAGTGTTACTAGGTTATTGATTATACCTTGCTCAACTGCCGTATATGCCGCTCCTGCCGTCCCTGCAACCGCAGCGCTTACTGCCGATGAAGTCTGGGCCGTCTTGCCATTGCACCCGAATGCACCAGCGACAGTCATCACACTCGCGCCAGTGATGGACGTGCTGCTTGATGCAGTCACAAGACCCTTGGCGTTGATTGTGAGGGTCGGGACGGTGCTGCCGTTACCGAAGGCGCCCGGCGTGCCATTCACTGTCGCCAGAGTCGTGACGAGTGATCCGCCAGGAGTTGTCACATCTCCCGAGAGGGATGGAAGCGCAGAGGCCGGAATGAAGGTTGTCGGAATGTATGCAGATCCATTCCCGACTGCTATCTGTCCCGCTCCAGGCGCAGTCCCGTTGCCTGTGCCACCCGATGTGACTGCTACAACGCCGCTGATCGTGATCTGTTGGAACTGAGGATTCAACAGCCACAACTGCCATGCGCGCGTGATGTAGCCCTTATCGTCTACGAATGCAGAGGTTGGTAGGTTGACGACGGTTGCCATCAGATGTCGCTCGATGATGCAGCGAGATTCGCAGAGACGATCACAGCCTTGACCGGATCGCTGAAGACGACCTCAAACACGCGATCTCGCGCGCTTCCAAGTCTGCGCCAGATGGCCCTGTTCTTGTACTTGCCAATCTGTCCGATGGACTTCCAGTGCTCATTGGACCACGTAGATCCCCCGTCATTCGACCAACGCAGCATGGCTTGAGGGTCTGAGCCTTGACCTGTACTGAGGCCGACACCGGGCTGAAACTGGAGCTGCAGACGATCAAAAAACTGCTGGTTGAAGTCGGTCACCAAGTGGGGTGCCCGACGAAGCCTGCGGATCGTCTGGCCGGCATCAGTATAGGTCTTGTTGTCGATGGCGTAGATCGCCCCGTTCTGGTAGTCGCCCACCAGAACAAGGCCATTGAAGATCGCCTGACACTGCCCACGATGCCGGTGATAGACGCCGAGCGGGTCCCAATACAGCCACTTGTGCCAGAACTGTGTTGAGGCGTCATAGACCCACGTCATATCGATTGAGGGGAAGGTCACAACGTAGAACTCATGGCCTTCCATCTGGTAGGTCCACGCAACCGCATCGCTGATCGTCTGGTTGATCAGAGTGTTCGTAACCGCATGCGTGCTGATCTCGACGGGCGTATAACCATTCATCACGACGATGATGCCTTGGCCTCGGGTGTCCTGAGACACGTATGCGAACGAGTTCCCTAGGCGAGAAACGGAGTTCTTTGCCGCCAGCCCGTGCTGAGTTGACGTGCCCGGGATGCGCGTGAACGGGAATGGGAATGCGCCTGCGTCTTGCCAGACCTCTGATGTGAACTCACCGAGTAGGAAAACCTCTCGGTTGTTGACGATGAGAGAGACGATGTTGTCCGAAGAACCATCCTTCTTACCGACACTCAGGTTCGGCGATGAGACTGAGTTCAGGCTTGTGGCGCCCCAATTTTGGGTGCCGAGCTGGTTGTAGACGAGGAACCCGTCAATGATGTCCGTAGCGCCGCCACCCGTGAAGCCACCATCTGTGCTGGCCACCGTCCCAAACGTAGCACTACCGTAGGTGTAGAAGTACCGATTTGAGGGGTCGCAGAAGTACACCGACGATCCGTTGTCGCCGATGGATACCGGGCCAGCCGACGATGAAAGCGTGCCTCGCTGAGTCGCGACGAATGACTGATCGATGGTGTAGAACCTGCTGCCAATGATTGCAGCCAAGGCTGTGCCACCTTGGATGGGACGCATGCCACGGACTTCACCGTTGATCGGCTGGCACTTCAATACAAGGCCCGGTGTCGGGTATAGCGAGTACTGTCCGCGTTGCCCATCACCCTTCAGCGGGTCTTTTTCGCAGAACCAATTGATCGTCTCATCCGCGCTCTGGTAGATGCTTGGCGCTTCATAGCTAGGCCCGACGAAGCCCCAGTCAGGCATTATCGGAAGCCCCCGCTGAGGATGAAACCTGCGTCATTCCGTTGATTCGTCAACAGCATCGGGTCGAACTTCGAGTTCTGTTGTGGCGCCATGTTGGATCGCTTGATCAATGCCCGGCCATCTGCAGCGAACTTCGCAATCACGTCGAATGAATCATGTCCAGCGCGCCCGTATTCAGGGCTCAAAAGCTCTGCCAACCCGTACCGCATAGCAAGGTTGTAGCCCTGCGGGAGTCGCACGACATCTGCCAGCGTGTTGAATTGCCCAAGAATCGTGTCTGCAATCAGGTGCATCTCACCGCTTGACGGATTCGGCCAGAAGGTGATATTGCCAAGAGGGATGCTCGGCTGGTAGTACAGGCCACGAGGCCACGGACCATTCAGCGTCTTGAGGCCGATCAGCTCGTAGTCCTCAATCGACATCACGGCAACAGGATAGTCAAGCGTCGCCACCCTGACGAATGCGCTGTTGATCCTGACGGGGCGCTGGTAGTAGGCCTGAATCGTCGTTGATGCGACCGCTTGGCTTGCGCTGAGTGTGTACGTGCCCAGCCCATTCGCCACGCCACCAGCGCCCGTTCCGAACGATGTGATCGTCGTGCCTGCAGTGATGCCGGCGCCTGACAGCGTCTGTCCAAGCGCTAGCGCTCCAGAAGTGATCCCGGTGACCGTCAACGTGAAGCCAGAGATCGAGCCCGTGATGACTGCTCCCACCGTCCCACCCGGACCAATGGTGTAGTCCTTCACGCTCGGCACCAGCGGGAAAACGATGTCCGTGGTGTAGTGGATCATCATCTTGGAGTTAGCCCAGGTCGCCAACAGATCATTCAGCAGGATGAAAGCATCGTTCGCTGAATCAGCATCCGGAACCTCGCCAGACTCCAGCGCGTTGATAGCGCGCATGGCTCCAGAGATGATGTCTAGCGGAGTGGTCACAGACCGTCACCCGGAGTGATATAGACCGTGGAAGTTGTGGCCGGTGCGATAGTCGAGAACCACATATTCGGCGAACCGGTGATAGAAATCTGAGCATTCGGCCCAAGCCAGTAGCCCCATTGCCCAGTCCCAGGCACTGGAATCACTGCGGCTACCGTAGACGATGTGCCAACAGCGACGAACAAGGGCTGTGCTGAAGCGTTCGAAAGCAGGAAGTTCGTGCTGTTTTGCTCACCATTGAAGCCCGGAGCCTGGACCGCAGTGCTGGCAGCGGTAGTGACGGCAATGGCGATTGTGTTGCCAGTTGCCTTGAATGCTGACCATCCCATTTATGACTCCGTCACTAAAACGCGCACTGGAACTCCTGAGACTCCAGATACGCCGATTGAAAGAACGTCAATCGACAGAATTGTTACGGATGCATTCCGCTCTGTCCTGACAGTGAACCCATTTGCATCTGATGCGGTAACACGAACTCTCGTTACGCCATCAGCAGGAGGATAGGTCACTGGCTGAACATTTGGCGTCACACTGAAAGCTGGAGAATACACAACCGTGTAATCACCACTTCCATTCGTTGTTCCGGAGTAGCTCTCGATTCGCTTGTTTGGAATGAGCCAGGACGAACCATCGCTCATCATGAATCCAGCGCCACCCGGCCTATCAGTAACCCATGCAATCTTGTGATAGCTGCCTGAAGCTATCGGGAGTGATCCTTGGGTATAGTTCCCAGGTAGCACATCCGGTGAATCCCCTGCGCTACGGAGCATGACAGCTCCTTACAAAGCGTTCAAATCGAGCGGCAAAGACTCCGGTCGACCCCAAACAAAGCCATACGGGCCGGCCACAGGGACGAGGCCACCAGCCGTGGCGTTGTTGAAGTCGATGATGATCGTGTTCACCGCACTAACCCGGACATTCGCAATCGAGATGCCGGGGGTCTGTGCGGTCGCACATTGGCAGTTGATGTAATCACCCGGCTGAACACCGGGAATGGTGAAGGTCTGCGGGGCAGTGATGTTTGCAGCAACCGATGCGGGAGCAGTCGGGCCAAGTGCAGCCGCGAACACTTTGGTCTGCGCAATGTTGCCGCGAACGAGTGAGGTAGTCGTCATTGCTTGTTCCTTTGAAAGGAGGGGCCGAAGCCCCTCTCATCACGAGACGTTGTATCCGAAAAGATACAAATCTACGGTGCCTGTTGCGACAGTCGTGCCAACATTCGCGTATAGCGTGCTGACGGCTGCAACCTGAGCAGCAGCAGCCGTGGCAGCGCGAACATATGCGAATGCATTCGTCGTCTGCCCCGTCAGGGCGGCAGTCGTGAGAACTGCCGTGCCTTGTTGGGCGGGCTGCGTGTAGATGCCAACTGTTGCTGTTGCCATGGTCACGTTTGCATTCGTCGTGACAACAGTCGTCGGAACAAACGACGTGATGCCGCTTTGAATCGCGAAGGGAGTGTCGCCCGCTGCCGCCACACTGAGCCCCTTGATAACGCCGATCAGAACCAGCGCTTGCTGGGAACTGATCACGGGGTAGTTGACGGTGACGGTAGTTGCTGGGCCGGGATTTGCGATGATAAATTCTCCGTTTGGTTAAAGCTCAATGAGCGTTTGCGAAATCGCCATGAAATTTGGCGCGAGCCTCAATTGAAACCAGTTCAGCCAATTCAAAATCACCGAAGCAGCCAACGCTGATGTTGCGTCCGCTGACCCTGATCCGAACCCTCCAGTTGGAACTGAGGCTATTCCAACTGACGCCCTTCACACCACTGGTGTTCGCCTTCGATAGCTTGGCATTCCATCCGTTTTGCTCGTTGGTGCACGGCCGGAGGTTTTGAATCCGGTTGTGCATTGGCTCGCGATTCCGATGGTCAAGCCTGTCCGGCAAGTCGTGCCCGTGCCACATCCAAATAAGCCTATGAGCCCGGTATTTCTTGCCGTCAACGCCGACGAAGACACGCCCGCCAACCTTGGTTCCGGCGACACTTCCTGCCAGAGCATTGTGTGAAGTGGTGACTTTTCTGACTAACTCTCCCGTTTCCGGGAGGTAGTCGAAAAGCTCACGCAGGCGTTCAGTGGTAATCATTGGCTGATTATCTCAGGAAGTCCCCGTTAAGAGCTGACTCGACAGGCCAGTTCCTGATACAGAGGCGCCCAGCCGTACAGCACGTCAAGACGAGTCGGGATTGCATCGTTGTTGATCGTGTACTGACGGACCACACGGATCGACAGCCCAACATCCTTGTCCGATGCGCGACCGGCAAAGTGGACACCTTCCGGAAGCTCCAGGTCAGCACAGGCCATCGTGAACGCGTTCTTGTGGAACATGATGTTCTGCGGGCCAGTCACTGCAGCAGCCGGCGTCACAGCAATCGAGAACGGGGTAACCGTCGCCGTTGCCGAGGTCGCAGCCACAACCGTGTTTTGGAACTGACCGCCGACGATGATTGCAGGCGAGACGTTCACTGCGAACGTACCGGCAGCAGCCGTGACAGTCTGGTTCACGACGAAGCTGCGAGTCTTGCCGTAAGACTGGCGGTTTTGCGGGTTGGCGCCAAACAGGTTGGCGATCTGGATCGTGTCACCTTGGTTCAGCGTGATCGCCTGCGAGTTGGTCAGGGTGATCGTCGAGGACGAAGCCCAGCCAGTTTGCAGGAAACCAACCTGAGTCAGGGTGTTCGCGGTCAGCGTGCCGGCCGTGGTCGTCCAGTTGCCGAAGGTCTGGCTAACGACGTTCTGGTCAAGCTTCCAGTTCATGCCGGCGCTGTCACGACCCATCAGGCCCTTGCGGTACTGATTGGACAGTTGCGAGTCCGGAACGAACAGGCCCTTGAGCGAATCGACGATGACGGCCGAAGTAAACGGCTCGACCACCACGCAACGGCTACCGTCTCGCGGTGCGCCTTCAGCGTCCAGGTAAGCGGCAGCGTTCAGGTAGGTAATCAGGCCAGTCGGCGCCGTGCCAGCCACACCAACGATGTTGGCAGTGCTGTTCTTTGCCATAACCAGACCGTCGCGGTCGATCTTGTTCGCAATCGCTGCGATACAGGGCTTCAGGACGCGATCCGAGAACATGTCCATCGACAGCGCCAGATCCTGCGTGGTGAACTGAGTATCCACGTGGAACTGGGTCGTCAGGACAACCGGAACGCTGGTTTCGTTGAAGTCCTCAACGTTCAGCGCCGGACCCGTGGTGCCAATGAATCGACCCGGGCGGCGGACGTTGACGGTATTGCCGATCTTTGCGCCAGTGACCGCGAATTGATCGTTGTAATCGCGGCTGACCTGAGACGTGAACGTGAGTTCATTCTCAAGCACCATCAGTGCCTCATTCGTGATTTTCGAAATCGTGAGCAAATTGTTTGCCATAAATTCCTCGTTAGGTTGAATGTTTTCACATCCTCGCTAACGCGGAGGCATAACGAATTTGCCCTGATTCGCTCAGGTCGGCGGTATAGCTTGTTCTGCGCCGGATAGGTGCGGCTATTACCCTATCTGCGGCGCAGAATACACGAAAACTATCTTGATTGCAACCTACTCACTTGCCGCGCATACGCAAAGCGCGCCACTCCTGATACGTACCCTTGAACTCACCCGAGTCATTCACCGGATTGTCCGCAGTCTTGGTGCCACGAGCTGGAACAATTGGGGCTGGAGCCTTCTTTACCTCGCGAATAGGATCAGGCTTGCTTTCTTCCTGCTTCTCTTCCTTGGCAAGCCGAATCTCAAGCTTCCCGATCTCCTTGAGCTGGTCAAGGATCTTCATCTTGTTGAGTTTCTCGACAAGTTCAGGATTCGAGGCGAACTCGTACAGAATCCGCGGCCCAATCTCGCTCTCAATCAGAGCATCCTTGACCGGATCGCTCACACCAAGCTCAGAAGAGGCCAGCATGGCGTCATAGTCGGGGAACTCCTGCTTCGTCGCTTCAACTCGCGTAGCCCATGCCTTGTGAACCTTCTCGCGCTCCTGCTCCTTAGCCTTCTCTGCGTCCTTGACATCCCGATCTTTCAAGGCCTTGTCGGTTGACCACTTCGCCAGATCCTTGGCGTATTCAAATGCGTCCGTGTAATCGCTAGCTTTCGGCTCAGGGCCAACATCGTCGTCAACCTTCTCAACTGGCTTCGGATTGGCCTTCGATTCCAGCTCTTTGGCCTTGCGCTCAGCCTCTTCCGCGCGTCGTTCTGCAGCTTGGGCGCGTTCGTCGGCTTGCTTGACCTTGCCAGTCAGCTCTGAGAAACGCTCGGCGAGCTTTCCCTTCTTCGGCTTCTCTTCCGCAGGCTTCTCGGGCGTCTTGTCATCGTCGACGACATCGTCATCAGGCACGACATCCTCAAGCTTGGTTTCTTCCTGCTTCTTTTCAGCCTCAGGAGGAGTGACAACCAGACCCAAACGGGTCGCATTGAAATCGGCAAGTGTTTCGCTGGTTACGGTTTGAACAGACAAGGTGATTCCTTGGATATACCCGGTGACCGACCGGTGCGGTTAGCGCTCGATTTCTCTCTCTTGCTCGTCCGCGACCTTGTCGAGCTTGGTCATGTCGTGGGCGTTGTCTACCTTGGTCTTGAGCAATGCGCCGGCTTGATTGATCTCGGCAACTCCGAGTGCGGTCTGTGACTTGACATCCACATCACGCATCCAAGCCTGATTTTCTGCGTCTTCGATCTTCTCGGCGCTGCCGGTCTTGATGGTGACACGGTGCGTCTCTGCAGCCTGCTTCATGGCTTCCACATCAGCGCGAGACTTCAGAGTTCCTTCCAGCATCTGGATATGCTGCATAGCCTCTTGAAGCTTCTGCTGCATGCCCTTCATCTGCATCTGAACCGCAGGCGGGATATCGGACTTGTCGTCAATCTGCGACAGGGGGTTTGCAGCTGCAAGACGGTCTGCAATTGTCTCAGCGCCAGGGAAGTCCATGTTGCGGAACATCACATCGCCGGCCATCTTCATCAGCTCTTCATTCTTCTCGAAGAGCGGCATCATGTTCGTGACAGCCTCTTGGCGCTTGGTGTTATAGCCAGGGCCAGTGTCCATCACCACGTCATATTGACCGACCGTCACATCATTCAAGACCTGTTGAGGATCTTCCGGACTCGGCTGGTTGATGGTATCGGTCTTCGATTTCCCATCGTCCCCAATGATCCGCACCACTCGGCCCGGCTCATTGTAGTAATAGGGCATAACATCCAGCAGATAGCGTCCAGTGAATGCAATCGAGCGGGTCATGTTGTCGTAGAAGTGGAACGTGCTTTGGTCGCTCTGTTGTCGTTCAGCATTCAGAGCCTTTCCGGACACGTTCCCGCCAATGCGCATAGCTGGATCGACGATGCCAAGCACTGCGCTCAGGTCTTGGTCTACCGCTTGAGCCATCGCCATAGCACCTTGCGGCGGCGGTTCTGGCTGTTGGCGATCTGGAGGAGGGGCAAGCTTCCCACCAACGTCGGTTTGCTTGTACCGAAGCACCGGCTTGGCTGAGATATTGGCGTTTGCCCACTCGTTTTCGTGGTCTTCGTCCTGTCCTTCGGCCATCACCCACTTTGCCTTCGGAGCCAGCGCGACAGACTCTGTCATCGCCGTCTTCCAGAAGTTGGACATCCGCTGCGGATCAACAGCATTCTTGACCAGCCCCGAGCGACGGCGCTTGCCATCGATCACCGTCACCTTGCCGTAGCACGGGAAGACCGGGATCCATCGCCCCGGCAGGTCTCGCTCATCAAGGATCTCGATAGCCGTCATCTTGCACCACTTCACGGTGCGACGGAATGCCGGGCGTTTATCGGCAACGCTGACTCCGGCACGCTCAAGCAGTTCTGCGGGCGGCATCTCATCCTCCCACACTGATGTGCCATCCGAGAGCTTGTAGAGCGCCTGAGATTCCTTCTTGATCGTGAAGTATTCGGCCACCCGAATGGTGTCGCGCGTCACCCAATCAGCATTGGTGAAGCCACCCATGTCAGCAGGAATCCAGCTCGCGCCATCATCCTTGCCAGGATATGCAGTCTTGAACGCAGCCTTCGCCATGTCCGTGACAATGAGCGTTTCTTCGTTGTCTGACCCATCCGGCATGATCGAATGGTCATCGAAGTACACCGAGCCCGGATCATCGATTGGCGAGATGAATAGTTCTTGCTCGAAACTGTCGTCACGACAGTAGTCCGACATCACGCGCCAGTAGCCCAATCCCTCGGTGATGGCACAAGAGAATCCCGTGTCGTAACCCATATCAGCGCCACCCTTGGCGGCCTCGATATGGCGGATCATGCCCTTGATGATGTCGGCGTTCTTCTTGGTTGCACCGCCACCCGTGGGATCTACCTTGATGCGCGGGCGTTGCTGGCGCTGTTGGTTCTCGACCTGTTGGCAGTACGGATCGACTTTGTTGATGGTCAGGCAAGGCCGTTGCTCAAGCTGCCGGCTGTTCTGAATCTCTGCCGGCCATTGCTCGCCATACCTGAACTTGCGCCAGTACTCTGCCTGAGCACGATTGACCGAGTCATTCTCGCTGACCCGGCGCATGAACTTGATTGCCGCATCGATACGCGGGTCTTTGGCATCGATGTTGGTTGAATCAGTCACAGCGGATCACCTTGGTTGAATGCCTTCACCTCATTGGCAGCATCCACCAGCTTCTGAGCTGCGAACTCCATACGCATGCGTTGAAGGTTCTGCGGGCCTGCCTCATGGCGAATGGAATGCATGAACTCCCAGGCTTGGAAGAATGAGCGGAGTAGCTCTAGCTCTCTCATGCCATCCAGCCCGATGGAATGTTCATCAGCTCCGACTTCTTCTCCGCTTTGATCGGCTTGACTCTCGCCCCGAACGTCAGAATCCATGCATCCGCCCTATCTGGTGATCTACCGAGGCGCTTCTTATGGTCCTTCTTGGGCTCCATCAGAAGCAATCCATCTCGATAGGTGTATCGCACTGCAGCAATTTGTGTCTTCAGTTCTGGATCAACCGGCATGCTGCATCCGCCGACTTTCATGTAATCCAGACCCTCACGCCAAAGCTTAGCCTTGACATTGTAGTTTCGATTATCACTCAAGCGTGCGCCAGTATGAAGTCCAACGACCTTTGACGCATACTTGCCTCTCTTGAGCGTGTCGTAGCAGCTAACACCAGGGCCGTCCAGCTCAATAACTATGGAGCCAATCTCACCTCCAGACGCCTCAAGATCTGCGCAGTGATCCTCCACAATCCCAGCCAGCTCAGGGCCATCAATCTGCTTGCGAATAATCTGCGGCAGGCTAAGCAGTCCTCTACGACTATGGATGACATTCTCATCGTCACCCATATGGGCAGCATCCACGCCAATGAACCATGGTCCGTTTGGAATCACATTCGCAGGCCCAATACGCTGCGCAGCCTCAACGTAGGAACCCGAGATGAATGAGTCTGATGTGCTGGCGTTGTAGTCAATATCGACCTCTTGAGCCAGCACAACCGGATCTAGCGTCTCCTGCTGCTTGGCGTACCACTCAGGGCCCTTGCGCGGGTCATCACGCCAGTGGAATGTAAACACCTTCACCTTTCCGCCATGTCGCTTGCGATAGAACGGACCGCCATTGCCATTGGGTGTACTTACATCAATCTTGCAGTTCGAAGTCTGGCTCAGGGCGGCATCTATGCTTTCGGCCCGCTCGTAGAAGGCTGACTCGTCCTTGAAGTAGATGCTTGTCCGGTTGCCTCGCCCGATGTTGTCACCAGACTCGCCAACGATGGCCGATCCGTTCTCAGGGTTCTTGAGGGTCATGAACGGGGCATGCTTCTTCGCATCCCATCCGGCCGGCCTGAACTCAACAGGCAACAGATTGACAAACTGCCGAGCCTTCCAAAACAGGGACTTCGGGTCGTTCAGATCATCGACATACTCCTCCTTGCGTGATCCAAAGCCGATCACCGTCCCCTCATGGAAAAGCCACATCCACACAGCAAAGGCCACACAGAGCCAGGACACCCCCATGTCGCGACTCTTCTCTGCCAACCCATCCTCACGAGCTAGCCAGCGGTCGCGAAGCCACCCGATGTACTCAGATTGCTTTGGAAACAGGAGGAATGGAACAGTTGTTGGAACGCCGATCTCCGCATTGCGCGGGTCGAATGTCATCCCCCATTCGTTGATGAACTCTACCGGGTGATCCTTGTAGAACTCCTTGAGCCCAGCCAGGACAGACGAGTCAGCCCGAATACGCTTCAGGCGCTCGCCACGCTCCTTGTAGACAGCCTCGTAGTCGGGCTTCCAGTCAGTCACCGCCAAGCATCCGCTTGTATGCCTCTTCAGCCGTGAGCGTCACCGTCGATTTCGTCTCAATGGGGCCACCATTCGGCCCCTGCAGCGTGGCCTCAACCTTGTCCCCGTACCGCTTGGGAAGCATCTTGGAAAGCATCCACTTGCGGGTATCGACTTGAAGTCTGCGGTGCTCAATCATGTCGCCCTCTGTGATCTCAAGCCCTGTAGCCTTGCTCACAGTCTTGGTGCCAGTCAGTGGCGTATCAGCAATACGAAGGATGTCCTCAGCGAGTCGGTCATATCCAAGTGAGCGTGCCCTTGCGTATTGCGCAGCAAAACCATTCACGTCATCCAATGCCCATGCTCTCACTGTGGCTTCTGGTGGCATGTCATCCGGCTCGCAGATGTCGCGCAGGCTCTTCCCCTCTGCAAGCTGTTCACAGATGAGGGATGCCTTCTTAGCGTCATAGGTGAGCGGACGACCGCGGCCCATCACTTCACCTTGCGCTTGCTGCCCGGCTTGGGTCCGGGCTTCTTGCGAATCAGTTGGGCCATATCCTGCTTGAATGCCTCTTGGGCATCCTCTTGAGCAATCTTCGCAACAGTACTAAGGATGGCGGCACCGGTAGCCTGGATTGACGCCTTCATGCCTTCGATGTAGTTCGTTGGCTGTGCGGTCCCGAAGCTCGGATATGTCACCTTGTTGCCTAGCATGGTGTCAGCCCACGAGGGTTTGTCAAATGGATTCATCGATCACCCCCACAATGTCCTTGTCCTGCAGCACCTTGTATCGAATCCCGTTTTCCTTGTACTCGGGATAGTCGAATTCTCCGTAGCATATCCGGTCACCCACCTTGAGCTGATCCTGATCCACCTCGGGGCCTACTGCCATCACAGTGCCGTATCGCCCGAGTTGCTCTTGGCTGGGCTTCATGCCCTGGCTAGTGGATACGACGATTCCCATGCTGGTCACGTCGTCTCGTTCTGCGTCCTGTAGGACGATGATCACATCACGTGTTGGTTTGGCTTGCATCAGAATGTCCCCATTAATGCTCGCATGATATCCACTTGGAATTTCAACGCTTCCATTTGATATTCAATCTGTCTTGCTTGATATGCAGCCTCTAGCTCTGCATTGTCTTCTTGGACCTCTCTGATGTACGTCTCCGTAGCCTTGTGGTGCCTCCATCTGGCCTCGTGACCCGCATTCCATGCGGCAATCTCTGCTCGCTTCAAAGCGCGTTCAATTTTGGCTGGCTTCATGATTGCTCCCGCATCCACCTAGGTTTCGCACCCCGACCCGTCCATGTCTCACCATTCTGCCCAAAGTACTTCGGAGGCAGCCTCTTCCCCTTGAGTGGGCTGGGCTGGTAGTCCTTCAGAGTCAATCCATGCTCTCGGATGATCCTTTGTACTTCTGTGATGGCTTCTTCTTTTGTCATGAGGGGATAGTATAGCGGATTACCTTCTTTTGAAGGTGGCTCTAATTTTTTGCGCCGCACTATAAGCCGCAGCAGACTGAGGTGGCATGCTTGTAAGAACCATAGTGTCATGGCGCCTCTCATCACAAATCTTGGCACATTCCTCAGCCACAAAAGCGACGAAGCGCTCAAGATGCCCTGCATCCTGATCAAACTCCCAAACCAAATATGTGGCCTCATCAGAAGGAAGTTTCAATCTTGCGCCAGCCTCTTCGGCCAATCGCTCGATAAGCCCTTTGTTCATCGCCGTGATGCCTCCCACACATGAAACATCGCCAAGGCCTGCGTGACCCTCGGCGTGCAGTTGTCGGGGTTCTCTCGGGCTAGAACCATCAGAGCTGCACCGAGGATCTCCACAAGGTCCGCGTCTGGCGGGATAGGGGTGTCGTGTCCGTAGACTTGACGCTCTCGGTGATCTGCCATTTGTTCGAGGATGTTCATGTCCACCTTTCCTGTTCAGCAATCTGCCGAAACCGGTTGAATAGGTCCCTGTACGCCTCTTGTGGGCTTGCTCCTCTCCCTGCAAAGCCGTAATGAGTGCATACCCAATATCGGCTGTACTTGTTGGAGAGGAAGCGGATGCGGGGTTTGGTCACCAATCGCTTGACCCGCAGGAACTCGACGAGCTGCTGTCAGAGCTAGACGAAGAGTCGTAGGAAGCAGATGGAGCCGGGGCCTCATAGCTCGGGCCAGGAGACGGGCATTCATAGCTCGGTGACGGTGCTGGTGACGGCGACTGATGCGGGCTGTTCAGCATCGAGTTATAGACATTGCCGGGCATCCACATATACGACGGATCAAGCAGGATGTTTTGCTGCGAAACATCGGCTGCTAGGCTTGCATTCTGAGCCGGCCGATTCCTTGATGTAGACCCTGCTCCCGGGATAGAGCTGCGATGGATACCGTGAAATGGCGCAGCGTTGTATGGCCGCATCCGCTCTGCCTGCTCTTGGTTCGCCCTGATCTGCTTGAGCCTGTCTTCGTAGCGATCCTCGACAGACTTCCTCTTGGGAGGACTGAATAGGCTTTTGATCCATTGAAACAGCTTCATTCTGACTCTCCTTCGTTGATCTTGCTTACAGATGCTGGCAGGTGTCGATCTCCTGCGTTGCGCTCGTTACGCCACAAACGGGCATGCCACTCTAGATTTCGTCCATGCTGGGTGACCTCAGCATTGCGCATCGACCTGCGCATTCAGCATCTGTAAGCACTTTGTGTTGACGGCCGGAGATGATCCCGGCTTCGGCAAAATCGTGTGGACTCCAACCACAAATAGGCGCATGTAAAGCATGGATATGTTCCGTAGCCCCGTTTACCTCGACCCTCGCGCATCATCACTGCACGCATTCGTCAACACAAAGCACTAACAGACACTATACCGCATTCCTCTTCAGCTCTCGCACCTTCTGCTTATACTTTTCCTTTATGGCTTTGAGGTCTGATATGTCGTAATGCTTCAGCGTTTGGTCCGCTTCGAGCGCTTCGACTTCCTCTTTCCCGATCCTCGCGATAAGTCCCGCTCTGTAATCCACTGCGCGACCCGCTCCCCACCGGTTGCATTGCTTGCGCTGACCATGAGCGTTTCTTTCATCGAATCGGAGGTGAGGCGCGCTCCCAACCGATCTGTAGTGCCCACAGTCAAAATCTCCCCCGACACTGCCTGACCCGAGCGGCTGGCCGCAGCAAATGCAAGGGTGCCCAGCATCCCGCGTGCGGATAAAAAGGTTGAACTCACGTTGCGCCTCCTTCATCCATGTTGATCGGGTCTTCAGCTTCTCCAGCTTAACCCGGGTTGTCTTCCTGTCTTCCTTGACGCGCTTGGCTTCTCTCTTGGCTCCAGCATTCAATGCCTGAGCGGCGGCACAGGCCCATCCGCATAGGCTCTGCATCGGGCGCTGAGGCTCAAACTTGGTTTTGCAGATCTTGCAGGTCTTCATTCCAGCGCCGGCTTCGGAGGAAAGTTCACGTCGTTCTGCGCCCCCCAAGCGTAGACGAACTCAATCAGATCGGCACATTCACGCTTGTTGAGCTGGCTGGTGCGCCTGAAGACGATGTCTACGCCATTCCCATCCAGCGCCGGCAGCAACTCGATAGGCTCGCCGATTGCCCGCGTCCATGCCGCCACCATGAGTCGTTTCCATGTCTCTACATCACGTTTCTTGCCGGCCCATTCGTGATGCTTTGCGATGTAGGTCAGCATGGCGTGCAGCAGGGCATTCTCGGCCGATGTGCGCGTCTCAGGCCCTACTCGCACCTCCAGCATGTGCCCAGCAAGCAGCCAGGGCTTCACCACTATCCACAAGCGCTGAAGGACTGCATGCCCGTCTTGTGCGTTGTGGAGCTTGGCGAAGTGCCTGAACTCGCTCATGTCGCCCGCTTCAGTTGCTCATTCAGAAGCGCCTTGAAGTGCGCCAGCGTCGGCTCATAGTCGCCGCATCCGGTACCGGTTGACTTAAGCCATGCGCGAGTGACAGCAAGAGCTTCGGCTAGTTCTTCGTTGTTGAGTTGGAAAAGCTGTCGTTCGTTGTACATCACATCCTCGCCCAAGCATGAACGCCCAGTACACCAATCAAGATCCCGCAGACAATCGCCAGCGCCAGCGGGAAGCCCATGTTGTCGCTGGGCATGCGGCGCTGCAGCCATTCGTCGAGCGTCAGGCCCTTCGCCAGCGGGATGACGGTGTGAGGCTCATGAGGAGGGTCTGCAGGGCATTGGCGGCCCTGTTGGCAGTCTCCATGACATGGCGGGCAGATCTTTTGAATGTGCTGCGCGATGGAGTTCCACCGACCCATATCGTCGTACCCAACCAATTTCCCGGGCTCGATGCATCCACCCTTCGTTTCGTCTTGAATGTACATAGTCACTCCGCGTGTGTGTTGGTTCGTGTCGGGTTGGTCGGCGACACCCCAAAGGTGTATTTCGTCTGCCGCGTGAAAACCGGCTCTCCAGGCAGATACGCCGGCCCGCGCGCTGACGATTTTATCGTCACGTTCGCCGGGAATGAAGGTTTCTGCTTCGGCGTTACCTTGTATTCCCGAGGCTTCTTGATCTTCGGCTCGACCCCACTTGCTGCCAGCCGCTTGGCCCGAGTGGCGATCACCCGCGCATTCTTGGCTTCGATCCATGCCGGATCCGTCAGCTTCTTCTTGGCGTATTTGTCTCGCTCTCGTGCTCGCAATCTCTCTTTGGCTCCGGCGTTCCACTCGGCACTGGCGATGAGGAATGCTTCCTCTGTTGCGTGGTACTGAGCACCACCTGAGCGCTTGAAGCTCCACAGGCGCCCAGCCTTGCGTAGTGCATAGGTGGCGCGCGAAACGGCTTCTTGCGTGTAGCCAAGCACCGTCAGATCAGCAGTCACTGCACCACCTTCGCGGGCAGAGAACTGAAGAATGGTTGCAGTGAGGGTTCGGAAAGATTCGGTCATGCATCAACCTCCGTATATGACCTGATTGCCGGCTTGCGCAGGCTCCATGTAAGACTGCGCGGGAAATATCCATCCACGTAACCGCGCTCCCATTCGCTTGCTGACTTCTCGGGGCGTACTGCCATCCGGGGAGTGTTTCGGTCTTCCCAGGCTTTGCGCTCGCCTGCGCTGAAGCCTCTTTCGTATTCGGTTGTCATGTCATGCTTTCCCATTTAAGTTTTTCCTGAAGAGGCGCCTTGTCGACCCTCTCACGAGATGGCCTAGACCATGATCCTCCACCCGCCTTCCCAAGCAGAACAAACCCGGCAGCTCGCAAGCTTGCACCGCCTTCCTCGGGAAGCGTGTACGTGATGATTCGCGCATATCCCATCGCGTCCCCAGCCTTTCGTATGGCTCCAAGCAGCATTGAGGCACTGTTTCGAGTGCCATCACAGCAGAGTCTTGTCACCTCAAGTGTTTGCCCGTCGTCCGCATTCCTTGCCACCGGCCGGCCGGCTATTGCAACTCCTACCATCTCGGATTCGCTCCAAACAGACAAGGCGAACTTGCACCCCTGCGTCGGCTTGTGATGGCGATGGTTCTTGGATACAAAGTCGTTCGCGACTTTCAGGCTCGTAGGGCGAATGGTGAGACTCAAGCTACTCTCCTTACGATTGATTGCCGCGAAATGCGTCCCAATGACGCAGAACGCCACCACCGTCCAGATGCTCCAAGTAGCGAAGCGCCTCCGACTTAGTCATGCATGAGGAGCCCTGAAAGCTCACGTAGGAAATTGATACTTTCGATCCTGCCGATTGAGCGTGAGACATCCAAAACCTTCAATGGTCGTCAGACTTCGGCTTGTTGATGATCGGATCTGACTCCATGCGCTTCAAGTGAGCGTTTATCTTGCCGGCGATCTCTCCGAGTTTCATCGGTTTTTCAGTCATGCTTGCTTCCTAACGATTGATAGGCGAGCCTGCTGTAGGCTCTCGGAGATTTCTCGGCGACGCACCTCGGGGACCGATGGCGCCGGCTTGCTGTGCTCCTCCAGCCATCTGTCGGCCGAGGCTGTCTGTTGTGAAGTGGCACGCCGAATGCTCTTCTGCTTAGGTTCGTATACGTCGCTCCATCCTGCGAGCGTCGATTGGTCTAGAGAGGCATTCGCGTCATGTCCTGCCTCCTTAAGTTCCTCAAGGGTCTTGAGGATCATCTTTGCAGCCCTCGGCGTGAAGGGGGTTCGCTTGCCCTTGGCGAGCCTCATTTCTACGAAGCCTTGCCATGCTTCGGGGTCGATGTATGGGGGAAGGTCGATTTCACTCATGGAGATCAACCTCGGCCAAAAGATCAGCTCCAATCAGCGACTCGGCAGGGACACCCACCACCCACGCCCGAATCAGAGCGCTCCTAGGGAGTCTTCTCTTTCCGTTCTTGAACTCACTGTATTTGCTGCAAGGAATACCGAGCACCTCTGCCATCTGCTTTTGAGTGAACCCATATGCTTCCCTACGAAACTCTACGGCATCTCGAACGATCTGCGCATCAAAACCACATCCGGCATTAGCCTCCTGAAGAACCCTTTTGAATGTCTCATCAGGTGTTTCAGTCATACATTCCTTTCATCCATGAGATACCCAAGGGTGATAGCCCACGACTGGCTATCCATCCCCGCCCAGAAGATCTTTTGTGGTGAGCCTTCCAGCTAAGAAGCATGAGGGCCATGAAACGCGCGCATTACAGATCCGGGCCATCGGTTTCTTCAATCTGCCCGCATCAGAGTGTCAGCTAAACACCAGACGCCCTACTCACCACAAAAAACCCTCCCAGCGCACCCGGAGGAAGCGATTCCGTCCGCACATCCCGTTTGTCTTCACCGCTTGCCGGGATGGCATCTGAGGTCCCTCGCTTACAGGCCTCACGGCTCGCCTTCGGGTGAAGAAGGGCCGGTGTTTTCTTCCGTTCAGCCCATTCAGGCCAGACCATCACGCTCGGAGTGCGATCCCGAACGCAGACGAAAAAGGCCCTTCTGCTGCGTTCTGTGCTGCCAGGCGAGAGGGACGCGTGTCCCTCACAGAGCGCATGAGAAGGGCCTCATGACTTTTCATCCTACGCCTGGCAGCAATGGATGTAAGTAGCATAATCGATGTAGGCACAGTCCGTCAACGTGTCAGTTGAAAAATTTCTCACACTCTTACAGAGCCGAGTCGGGTCCGTTGTTTGCCCGATGCTGCGCCATCTGTGCGTCGCGATCCCTCGTCAGGTTGTACACCTCCATGACTCGCTGCATTTCTGCAGTTCGATAATGGCGCAACTTCTCTCGACACTCCTCATCGTCGGATGCATAGGATGGATAGTCCTCACGGTCAAACGTATCGCACACGACGATCATGTACTTCTTGCCCTCACGGACGCCGCGGTCAAACCAGCCTTGGATTTCAGTCTTGGATGTCATGTTTATTCCTTTCAGAGACGTAGGGAGCGGATGGATTCATGAACGCTCTTTGCTTTTTCAAGCGAAGCGCTTCGATATGTGACGCAGAACACGCCATCCTCGCGGTATGCAGTGACGCGGTCAGTAGCAGACGGAAATCTGCATTGACACTGGCCGTAAGGCAGGTCGCAATCGATGCAATTCGCTAACGAGCGCTCATGTGATTCCCGAAACACGGCAACGCCTGCAGGCTCACCAAGCGTCATCGGGTCACCTCCCGGCGTGAAACAGGGGTATGGATTCGTGAAGGCTAGGAAGTGGTCACCGTTTTTCCAAAGCCACAACTTGTACCCGTCTCGCAGTTGGTTTATCGAGAACACCTCTTCATTGAGGCCCAGAGCGCGCTGGATCGGCTCCAGAAGCTCCGAAACAGCCTCTGGTGTGAGTTGGAAGGCCAGAAGCGTTCGGACGCCTTGAAGGGACTGCAATGCTTCGGCTTTCATGCTTTCCTCGCTTGGTCAAGGAAGTAATCGACATCGCCTGCAGTCCAGGCGTTTGCCATGTTGAGGAGGATTCGTTCAGTGGCGGGCTGCTCCGGGTTTTCGGACGTGTACGCATCACGCCAGATCTGATACCGCTCCGCATCGTCCAGCAGCCGGCGAATACGGTGAGGGTCGCATGCCTCTCTGAACTGCTCCTTTGTCTCCCTATAGAGCACATGCGGGATTCCCATTGGGTCGCTACCGTCACCCTCAACGTACAGCGCATACTTCGCCAGCGCCTCGCGCAGGATCTTGATGTCTTCGTTCATACACGCTCCAGAAGAAGGCGCACTTCAATGCACGTCATGTATTCATCGAAAAGCTTCTGCGTGCGGTCGCAGGCGCTCAGGATGTCCATCCAGGTGGACCAATCTCCTTGCATCGCCTGAAGCTCGCGGATGGTTTCGAGTTCGGCATTGATGCGGGTGAGGAATTTTGCTTCTTCAGTCATGATTGATCCTTCAATGCTTCGCGAGCCACAATGGCAGCCTCTTGGCATCCTTTGCAGCAAGTGTTTGCGGCAATCGATTGAAGCGCCTTTACCGCTTTGTGCAAAAAGTTGGTTTTGTCAACCGATGAATCTTGCATTTCTGACGATTTGTCAACCAACGGGTCATCCGGAAGTGGGCGCCAGAAAGTCGGAGCCTCCGACCCATCAAGGCGGCGAGCATCGGGCCATTGCGAGAACCAATCCCACGATTCCATCGCTTCATCGTCTAACGCATCGATTTCATCTTGAGTCATCGGAAATGATGATGCCTGGGTGAAGCTCCCGATGAACTGCCCACAATCCTCTCGCCACAGCAGAACCTCTGTTCGCAACGGTGCTATGTAAGTTGGCAACCACTCACTCATTTGAATCTCTCCATGCTTGAAAGAACTGCAGTCAGCTCGGGTACGGTGGCCTTAGACTTCTTTGCAACCTTGAGCGCGCGCTTCATGGCGTCCACCCATACTTGGGTTGCCTGAACAGTCCCGCCACAAACGGATGCAGGAGGCTTGCGACACATGACGCCGATGCGAAGGCAAAGCTCGGCTTTCTCTTCGGCGATGGTGGGGCGAAGGTTCTTGACATCCTTGAACGGCTTGCGCTCAGGCTCGTCAATCCCGCCAACGAAATCAATCTGCTTCATAGATCAACCTTTCAATCTCTTCTGGATGCAGCCGAGCGGCGATGGGGAATGCGTCCGTCAGACTCTCTGCTGACTCATACCAAGATGCGCACGCCAGTAGCCGAACAAGCTCGCGCCGGCCTTCGGCATTGTTTTCGATGAAAAGCCTTCGTTCAAGCTCGTCGGCCGTAAGGTTCACTGCAGCTCCTTGTGCTGGTTGGCATACGCCGCTACATCGTCTTGCGCCTGCATCAGGTCTTGCCAGTTCTGGCAGAAGTGAGGCGCTTCAGGATGCTCTACGGGTTCGGCTTCTGCCTTTGCGCGGAGCTGTGCTGCGAGGCTGTGAAGGGTCAGCATGGCTGCTCTCCCATCGCCTTCGCAATAGCCGCATTGATGTACTCAAGATCGTGATCCGCAGGCCTCAGGAACCTGCGCGCATACACCAGAGCAACCAAAAGATCCGGAGCAGCAGAGATCAGCGCCGCCGTTGCTTCCGCCTCCTCCTTTGTGACTTCGCGGTCCGTCTGCACAGAAACGGAGAATCGATTCTTGAACTGCTCAATGCCCTTTCGATAACCGGAATGCATGAGTGCATAGACGGTTGTACCTTCACGGAGCCACGGGCCTTCAGTGAATAGCTTGCTCATTTTGTCACCTCCGAAAAAGCAAACCACAGCTCCCACACCGATTCACCGAAGAACTCAGTGACTTCAGGCAAGGAGCCAATGTCGAATGGGTCGTAGGGGATGGGTTGAAGCGTTGCTCCTTGGGAGGCTGATCTCATTTCTGCTTCTCCGAGTAGACGGATTTGCGCCGAGGAAGGGCCTGGCCGTCTGTGAGATTTCGGTTGTACAACGGCTTTTCTGCCTTGATAGCACGACTTTCTTCGATCAGGGCATCGATCTTCGAATTGAAGTGAGTCAGGCGGATCGTGTGGACCTCCTTAACCCAATCCGTGCCGTAAATGTGGTTCATGAGCCTAGCGAAATAGCTTGTGCTGCAGCCGACGTACAAGAGAACGCCTTCTTTGTTGTACTTCCTGTAGACAACCCCGCTCACTTTGACTTCTCCTTGAACCACTCAGGCTTTAGCACCTGGAGCCTCCATACGTGACGGTCCGGAATGTCCGGCTTCCATCGGTAGGTAGCGAGTGGAGTGACGCCTAGAAGCGCAGCAAGCGCCTTGCGTCCAGCAGTCCCACCACCAGCGAGTTTGATTGCCTTGTCTGTGTTCATGCGATAGACTTTAGCGCAGCTGCAAACAGAACACAAGAAGAGATTTTTGCACTGTTACAAAAAAGATGTTTGCACAACTACCAAAGCTGGTCTATGATTCAGTCATCGGATCAGCAAACACAGACGGAGCCCACCATGAACACCACTCCCTACACCTTCGAGCAAGTTCTGGAAATGAACCCCGACCAATTCGAGATCCGCGCACGTGATCCCGTGATGTGGCCGATAGCCGATGACGCTTTGCCGTTCAGCGTTTGGCGTGAAACGCGCATCCTGCCGCGTCGCCGCTTGGCTGCTTTCCGCGTGCAGGAAGATGCATCGCGGTTCTCTGAAATGCGCGCTCGGATCGAAGGTGAGAACGACTGCAATGTTGACACCACTATCTGGATGAGCCGCCCGGATGGCAGCGAAGTCCTGATTCATCGCTTCTCTTCGATCATCCGCGCCGCCTGACCCATCACTGCCTACTGGAGATCAACCATGAGCACTGGACCGAAAAGCGGGAAAGACATGGCCATCCAGCCTTGTCCATCTTCATGGGCCGTCTCCAAGGCGTTTCCGCACGACGTGATTGCTTGCCCGACGTGCGGCAAGCCCGTCTGCGTGAAGTTGATGGGCGGAACAAAGTGGCCGGGCCGCTACGTCGGAATTCCGAAGCACACCCGCGTCACCTCCTGACCCTCTACCAACCAAACATCATCACCATCATGCGTATCGACAACATCACCCCGGCCCAGCAAGCCCGCTTCAAGGAGTGGACCGAAAAGTGGATCCAGATCGGCCTGTCCACCGCGCCGGCCAACTTCGACAAGGCCACCGAAGCGGCGCTCAAGGCCTACAAGCTCTGCAACCTCGAAAAGCCGATGGTGATTCTGCGGATGGGTAGCCCCTACG